CGAAGATCTTAGAGCATTAGCAGTTAAAAGAGATATGTTGGTTATATCAGCAACTCAAATTAATCGTGGGGCGTGGGATGCAACAGAAGTAAGAATGGAAAATATTGCAGAATCTGCAGGTCTTGCTCATACTGCTGATGTAATGTATGCATTGATTCAAGATTCTGTAATGCATGCTGAGCGAGAATACTGGTTAAAAGTTTTAAAGATTAGAGATGGTCAAGGTAAAGGTTCACGATGCAAATTTAATATTGATTATGAACATATGAGATTAACAGAAACTGATGAAATATCAGGATAAAATAAAATAAAAATATTATGTGGGGAAAAAAGAAAAAGAAACTTACAAAAGCTGAAGAAGATAAAAAAGCAGGCTATCAAGAAAAAGATAAAATCTTTAATAATACATACGGAGAGCAAGACTTAGGAGGTCAAAAAATAAACTTTACAGTATCATCATCATGGCTTGATAGTATGGATCCAGATGATAAACAACATTATGATTCTTTATTTGAGATAGTTGATAAACTAATTAAAGGTAGTGAATTTGAACATCTTAATGAAGCAACACCAGACGGTGTTATTAAAAAATTAAATAAAGTACAGATTAATAAAGTCTTTTTTTATATCATAGAAAAAACTGGAACTGATTATACAAGAATAGATTTATTTAGTGTTCTTTCGGATTACTTTGATGTATTCCCTAATAAATTTTATAATTCTTTATCTAATAAATTTAAGGATGAGCTTATAAAAGAATTGGATGCAAAATATAACATTTTAGAAAAAAGAAAAATTAGAAAATTATTTTAATATGGCAAAGAGAATATGGATGGTATCCGATTCCCATTTAGGATGTAGATCAAATTCTGTTTTATGGCTTAAAATAATTGAAGATTACTTTTTTGATTTTTTTATTCCTTTAATAAGAAAAGAATATAAAGAAGGCGATATTCTTTATCATTTAGGGGATGTATTTGATAATAGACAAAGTGTTAACCTTGCAGCACAAGATTTAGCAATTAGAGTATTTGAAGAATTAGGCAAAATATTTCCTGATATTCATATCATTGTAGGAAATCATGATATAATGAGAAAAAATTCTAATGAAATTTCATCTGTAGATTGTTTAAAATATTTACCAAATGTAAATGTATTAAAAGAACCTAAGGTTTTAAAATATAAAGATGCTACGTGTTTATTAATGCCGTGGAGAAGAAATCATGAACATGAAAAAGAAACATTAGATAATATTAAAGATAAGATTGATTATATGTTTTGTCATACTGAAACTCGAGGTGTTCAGACTAGTCCTAGTACAAAACATTTACATGACGGTGGAAATGAAGTAGGAATCTTTAAAAGATTTAAAAGAGTTTATTCTGGGCATATTCACTATAGACAAGATAAAGAAAATTTTGTTCTTGTAGGAAATCCTTATCAAATGACAAGATCTGACAGAGATAATCAGAAAGGAATATACTTATTAGACTTAGAGAGTGGAAAGCATCAGTTTTTTGAAAATCACTTAAGCCCTGTTTTTATTAGATATTACATTAATGAAATATTAGAAATGAGAATGGAAGATGTAGCAAAAGAAATACAAGATAATTTTGTGGATGTCTTTATTCCATCTAATGTATTAGGTAAGTATAATATTAATATGTTTATGGATTATCTTGATGGTTTGGCAAGAAAATTAGAACCAAGAATTTATGATGAAGAAAACCCCTATGATAGAGAGGATGGTGAACTATCAGATTTTAATGGTGAATTGAATTTAATGAATATTGCAGCAGAGCATATTAATTCTTTAGATTATGATGAAGATTTAAAGGAAAGATTAAAGATATCAGTACAGGAATTGTATAAATTAACATTATCTCCAAACTATGAAGATTAAGAAAGTAGAGTTTAAGAATTTTGCAAGTTATGGAAATAGATTGCAAATAATAGATTTTGAAGAAGATAAGAGTAACTTATATTTAGTACTAGGTGGAAATGGTGCAGGTAAAAGTACATTAGCAAAAGTTATAACTTATCTATGCTATGGTAAAGTAGAAGGCTCAACATTAAAGGATTTACCTAACAGAGTGAATGGAGAACTTTATGGAAGAATATGGTTAGAATCCAAAGGTAATAAAATTGAAATAGAGCGCGGTATTAATCCAGGTATATTTAATGTTAAGATTAATGGTTCTGAATACGATGTTGCAGGTAAAGTAAATTTACAGGATTTTTTAGAAACAGAAATTTATGAAATACCATATCATGTTTTTAAGAATGTAATTATTTTATCTGTAAATGATTTTAAGTCTTTTATCACAATGTCTCCTTATGACAAGAAAAGAATCATAGATAAGATATTCGGTTTTTCTATTATTAATGAAATGGCAGAAGCTGTTAAAGAAAAGAGAAAGGGCATTATTGATGAAATAAGAACCTATGAAGATGAAATAAGAACTCTTAATGAATCAATTGGCTCTGTTTATGATAAGATAGAACAAATAGAATTATTAACAGCAGAGAAAGATAAATCTAAAGTTAAGAAACTAAAAGAAGACTTAATTTCTTTAAATGAAAATAGAAAAAAATTAAATTCATTTACAAAGTCAACTAAAATAAAGCTTGAGGAATTAGATAGAGATTCTAGAAAAAAAGCAACAGAGCATTCTTCTCTTAGCCACCAAATTTCAAATGTCAAAAAAGATTTAAAATTATTTGAAAATTCAACATGCCCAACATGTACGGCTCCTCTTACTTCAGATTTTCATTTAGATATTAAAAAAGAAAAAGAAAAATCATTAATAACTCTTACTGAACAATTTAAGATTATTAAAACTCAATATGAAGAAGCAGAATCTAAATTAACAGACTTAAGAACAAAGGGTAGGCAGATCCATGTTAAGGCTGGGCAATTAGAAACTCAGATGGAGGCTATTAAAGATAAGTTAATAGAATTATCAGAAAAGGATGAATCTGATTCTTCTTCTAATTTAAAACAACTAGTTAAAGATTTTAAAATTCGCAAAACTGAAAAATCAAATGGTAAACTAAAAAGTGAAGCTGATGATTTTTATTTAACTATCTTAGAAAACTTAATGGGTGAAGATGGAATAAAGAATTTAGCAGTAAGATCTATATTGCCTTCTTTTAACAATCATATACTTTTAATGGGAAGAGAAATGGGAATTCCCTTTGGTATCAGATTTAATGAAAAATTTTATTGTACACTTCATCACTTAGGAACAGAAATAAGTGCAAAGACATTAAGCACAGGTGAAAAGAAAAAGGTAGACTTTGTAATTATTATGGCTTTAATGAAAATGATTAAAGTTAGATTCCCATCTTTAAATATATTATTCTTAGATGAAATCTTTTCTTCGATTGATTCTGATGGTGTATATCATATAATTAATATTTTGCATGATACAATCCAAGATATCGGACTTAATACATTTGTAATAAATCATACAGTATTGCCTAGTGAATATTTTGACAAAAAGTTAGAAATTACAAAAGATGCAGGTTTTAGTGAATTTACAATTGAAACTATTGGATAAATATAATACAAGAAAAAATTAAACATGGCTAATGTCAGCATACAATCAAGAGTTTAATAAAGACAATACTATACTGCGTTATATTATAGTAGCTCTTTTAGCAGAACTAAGAGATAAAGTTTATTATTACAATCAAATAGATGAAGACACTTTAAAAAAGATACCTATCCCTTTCTTTTATTCAATTACAGGAGACGGTAGATTTTTAATGGATAATTTCCTGTGGGGTGCTGAAGAGGCAGGTAAGGCTATAGGTGACTACGAATCAGTTCCAAGAGGTATAATACAGTTAACAGGTATATCCATAGATTCAGGTAACCAAACAAATAAGTTTGCTAGAGGTGAGTTTGTACAAGAATGGGAAGGGGTACTAAAAACTTTTTCAATGGAAACAAATTTTCTTCCAATTAATATGTCTTTTGATTGTACAGTTGTATGCTCATCTAATCTAGAAATGTTAAAGGTTACCGAATCTTTAATGAGTAAAATTTATAAAAATACTTTATTTCAAATTGATTTAGGAATGATGAGGGTTGCTGGTACATTTGCAGTTCCAGAAGATTATGCACAAAATAGATTATTTGAATTTCAATTAAATGATAAAAAAGAATGGAGTGTAACATTTCCTATTGAGGTATCTTCATTTATGCCAGTGTTTGAAAGTGGTATTTTAATTCCTGAAGTAAGTCTTATGACAAAGTCTGCTATTAAAGCTAATCCTACTGCACAAGGTGTTGGTATGTTAAGATCTGGAGCTAACAATGAATTAGGTATTTACTTTGGTGGAATATTCCAAAAATTTGAATATACTGAAGATAGTTTATTAAAAGTACAGCCTGGAGGTACATTTAGTAATCAAGGTTATATTAATCCAGATGCTGTACAAACTGGACCTAGGTATAATGAATCGCAAATAACATCAGCACCAATAGTCCCTGAGTCATTAGAAAGTTTAAATTATAGAAATGCAAAGGCTAAACCTGAAGTAGATGAATCAGGATTAGGTAGTGTTGATTCAGGTTTTGATGGATAAATAATTAATCAAAGAGACTTATAATATATAAAACAAATCAAATAGTGTAATATGGAAAACACAGTTAACGAAGGACAAACGCAAGTTTATGCAGATGGGGCAATTGATGCCCAACCTGGAGTAAATACTAATGCCCTTTATCTTAATAACCCTAAGCAACAATTAATAGATATAATTCATGTATTATTTAGCCAAAGTGGTAAAATGTCAGATATGGCACCAACTGGAGATAATATAGATGGAAAAATTACTCATGGTGGGGCTATGACAGATCAACAAGTTATGGCAATATTAGTTGGGATGGGAATTCCACAGCAAATGGCAATGAGTGGTATTGCAAAATATCGTGAAATGACTAAAGAACAATCCGATATATACACTGAAAATAATAATCAAAAAAATCATAACAAAATGAAATTTACATTAACAGACCTGTACGAAAACGTTATGGATAGCATTAATGGATTGAAGGCAATGGATAATGACAATTCCAGAGTTTCGTATTCTGTTAAAGAATCTTTAACTATTTTGGAAGAAGCAATAACTGCATTTCCAATGAAACTTAAGAATGCTGACTTAACTGCTATTAGTGAAGAACTAGAAAATTCAGTTAGCCCAGACCTTAAGTTTAAAATTGCAAGAAACTTATATACTAAATTAGCTCAGTCAACTTGGTTGAATCCAATTTCTGAATTAAGAGAGTATATCATGGAATCATATAACAATTCTAAATGGTACTTTAGAATTAGTGAATCTATTGAAAGAACTTCAAATCAAAAAGGAAAACTAATGGAATCATTAAATTCTGATTTAGTTTCTTTATTAAATGAATCAGACATAAAATCTAAATTTTCTGTTGTTGCTGCAAATCACCCATGGTCAATGGATGCTAAAGCAATTGTAAATGAAATGAATACTGAAGATCAAAAAATTGCTTCTACTGCAAATGGTAAAGTTGTATCTGTTCTTTCTCCAGTATTAGAATCTGAAGAAGGTTTAACATTCCACTTACACGGAAAGAATTATATTTATAATGGAACTGACATTACTGAAGCTAATGTAACTGATCCAAGATTCTTTGATATTACTGAAGGTTTAAAAATGTTCTCAAGAAATGGAAACATTCTTTCACTACATGGAGAAAATGGTAAGTCATTAGAATACAACATTACTGAAGGTACTTTAACTATGGGTAAAGTTGATATGACTAATTATAGTATTATTGAATTAAAGGAATCTTTATTAGCAACTAATTTCTCAGGATATAGAAACCAATGGCAAAATGATAAAATCTGTAAATTCTTTGAATCAGTTGATCTGATTGCTGAAATGGATAATTTTACAACAGTACAAAATCAAGAATTCTTAGATGTATTTTTAACAATGATTGGAGTAAATGAAGGAATTTACATTAATAAAGTAAATCCTGGAATGAACTTAAATGAAATGGTAAAAATTGATACTGCTTCTGAAACTGTTGAAATAGTAAAAGAATTTATTAACTTTGATGTTTCACCAATTCTTTCTGAAAGATTAATTGCTGAAGATAATGAAAAAGCAATTGAAGAAAATAAAAGAAAAGATCTTACTGATTCTATTTCTTTCTTAGAAGAAAAGAAATCTGAAGTTGAAGCTGCTATTAAAAAGTTAGGTGAAACTGAAGAATTAACTGAAGCTTTAAATTTATTAGCTGAAGAGTTAAAAGGAAAAGAAAAAGAATTAGCTGATTCATATATTTCTGAAAAAAAAACTAAAGACGACTATTTAAATGATGGCTACGTAGAAGCGTCAGTTAAAAATAGCGGACAAGGTCTTAAAAAGAGACAAGAAGTTTTAGTTAATGCTGAAGAATACGCTTCTCTAGGTGATGATGATATGTTAAGTATAATTGTTCCTAAGAATGGAAAAAGCATAATACTTCCTAAAGGTGATTTAGAAGTTAAGATTTAAACTCCATATTTACATTCTAATTTAATATAATTAGAGGGCCGATTGAAATTAAACAATCGGTCCTTTTTTGTATATAATAATAAATAAATTAAAGTTAATGGCAAGAAAAAGAAATTATTTAAATAATAGAGATTTGTTAGAACAAATCATTATTTCAAAAGAAGCAGGGGAATTAACACCAAAGGCATTAGAATTTTTAATGTTATTAGCTGATAAGTGTTCTAGAAAATTAACTTACAGAGATCCGCAAGACCGTGAAGATTGTATTGCTTATGCTTATATGGATCTTTATAGGTATTGGAGAAATTTTAATCCAGAAAAAAGTACTAATGCATTTGCTTATTTTACTGAAATAGCAAAAAGAGGATTTGCAAAAGGTTGGAATAAATTACACCCAAAGAAATATCATGGCACTGTATCAATTAATGGCAGTGCGGATAGCGAAGGAATTTATACAATATAAAATGTTAAATGAGCATTAAAAAGGTAAAGCCTACTTCAAAATCAGGATTTAAACAAGGTTATTATAAGCCAAAGTTTCCTCAAAAGTATAGAGGTGAGGGTCCTATCATATATAGAAGTAGTTGGGAAAGAAAATTTTGTTATTGGTGCGATCATAATGAAGATGTGATTTATTGGATATCAGAACCTTTCTCTATACCTTATTTTAATTTGTTAGATAATAAATTTCATAAGTATTATCCTGACTTTTTCTTTAAAATGAAAAAAGGAGACACTGCACAAGAGTATGTAGTAGAAATAAAACCTAAGGCACAATTAACCAAACCAAAGGAACCTAAAAGGAAAACTGCAAAGGCAATGAAAAATTTTAAATATGCATATGAATCATATGTTAGAAATTTATGTAAAACCAATGCATTAAATAAAATGGCAAAAGAAAGAAATTGTAAAGTAATGCTATTAACAGAAGATTCAAAATTATTTTAATGGCTTTAATAGGATCATTCAAAGACGACTTAGAACTTTACCTTGCTGAAAGCAAAGGTAGAAATCGTGCATCTAAACAATCACAAATAGATATACCTAGAATTTCTGCAAAGGCTGATGGTGTTTTAAATCCTGGTAAGATGTATAGTTTTTATTATTATACTAAAGATGAGGCTTTTTATGATTCACACCCATTAGTTATAGGTTTAGGAGAATCTGATAATGGGCATCAATTAGGAATTAATTTACACTATATGCCGTATGAGGCTAGGATACCTTTTTTAACAGAACTTACTGTATCATTAAAAACACAAATAGCAGGATTAACTAAAGGTAAAGCATTAGGTAATCCCGATGCACAGGCACCTATTCCTGCATTTAGGTGGGAATTTGTAAAAAGAGCATTTGGTAAAAAATATAATTTAACTTACTGCACAAGACAGTATATAATAAAGAAAATGAAAAACCCTTATGTCTTAGGATATGAGGATTGGTACGTTGGGGCAGTTAATAATGAAAGTGATTTTTATGGTGGAAATATTAACCAGGCTCAAGCATTATACTACAAGAATATATAAACTAATAATAAAAATAGATTATGGCAGGTTTTACAGATAGAAGAGGTCCTTTAAGTACCGGAAATCCAGTAAGAAGACTTCTAAAAGATCTTTCTAATTTAGGAATGGCATACGATGATATGATCATTCGTAATTCACGTGCAGTAGGTTTTACTGAAAATCAAATGGGTTATTCATTTAATCCTATGGGTTCAGATGGTGATGATATGTATGGTGCATTTGCAGCACTATCATTAACCGATACTAATCTTAAAAAGAATATTGCATTTTTTGACCAAGATTATGTTAGAAAAAGAGATCAACTTAGAACCTTTGCAGTACAAGATGAAATAGAAGATATATTAGATGTATTAACTGATGAAGCAATTGTATTTGACGAATCTAATTATATGGCTTATGCTGAATATAACGGTCATATTGGAGAATCAATTGAAGAAGAAATTAATGATGTATATAATAATATCTATAATTATTTTGGATTTAATGATATGGTTGCTCCGTGGAATTATTTTAGAAAATGGTTAATTGACGGATTTCTTGCATTTGAAATAGTTTATAATGATAAGCAAACAGAAATTATTGGTTTTAAAGAATTAGATCCAATTTCATTAATGCCAGGTATTGATACTGATGATGGTAAAAAAGTTTGGATTCAATATAAAGGTGAAGGTGCAAAGGAAAGAACATTATGGGATTCTCAAATAATATACATTTCATATTCTTCAGTAAATTCCCCAATGAGAATATCTTATGTTGAAAGATTAATAAGATCTTTTAACCTTTTAAGAATAATGGAACACAGTAGAATTATTTGGGCGGTATCTAATGCTTCTTTTAAAACTCAGTTCACAATCCCAGTTGGTGGTAAATCTAAAACAAGAGCAAAGCAATCTCTAGCAACATTAATGAATTCATATCGTGAGGTTGTAGACTTTAACTTTGAGAGTGGTGAGATTCAAACCAATGGTAAACCAATGATGCCATTCAACAAAGAATATTGGTTACCTTCTAAAGATGGTGAATCCCCAGAAATTCAAACTATTGGTGGTGATGGTCCAGATTTAGGAGATACTGAATCTTTAAAATATTTCTCTGATAAATTACAATTAGCATCTAAGATACCATTCTCTAGGTTTGATAGAGAAGGTGGTAATACATATGATATGGAAGCAAGTGGTATGTTAAGAGATGAAATTAAGTTTGGAAGATTTATATCAAGGCTAAGATCAATATTTCAAGAAATACTTGTTAAACCTGTATATCTTCAAATGTGTCTTAATCATCCAGAATTAAAAAATGATATTGCCTTTAAGGCAGGTTTAGGATTAAACTTTATGAAGGATAATGTATTTGAAGAAATGAAAGAGATGGAACTTCAAACTAAACGTGTTGATTTTATAGGTAATATGAAAACTCAATTAAGTACAATGACTGCTGAGATGGAAGAAATACCATATTTTGATTTAGGATTCTTAATTAAGAGATATGGTGGATTTACACGTGATGATATTAAAGCCAATGCTCGAGCTAAAGAACGTACTGAGTTAGAAGCAGATGGTTATAAAGAAGAAGATATTGAAAAGATCTTGTTAGGTGCTAATCCTAAAGATTTTAAACCTGAGAAGAAATCTGATGGAATGGATGAAGACCCATTAGCTGGAATCTAAAAACTATCAAGAGTTATAATATATAAATCAAATAAACTAGAAAGATGTCTAATAAGAAACTTTTAATTCTAGAAAGATCTAAGTCAAACTTAAGCATGACAAAGGCCGAAGATGGCTCTGTTGTACTTGAAGGTGTATTTACTGAGATTGGAGTAAAGAATAAAAATAATAGAATTTATGAAGAAGCTGAAGTACTTCCTCATATTAATGAATTAAAGGAAAAGGTAAAAACTAATAAACTATTAGGTGAACTTGACCACCCAAAAGATTTTGATATTAGTCTATCAAATGTTTCTCATGTTATCGAGGATTTAGATTACGATAAAGATAAGAAACAAGTACTAGGAAGAATTAGATTATTAAATACTTCAAAAGGTAAAGAAGCTCAAGCATTAATAGAAGATGGTATACCATTACATATTTCTAGTAGAGCTGCTGGAACTGTTGATGAAGCAGGTAAAGTAAAAATTAAAAAATTCTTTACATACGATTTAGTTGCTGATCCTGGATTTGAGAATGCAGAATTAGCCAGAGTTAATGAATCATTTGGTTTTGAAAATACTGAAGGTTTATACATTTATGAAATGGACAGCTCAGAAGATGAAATAAATAAAACAAATAAAACAGATCTAACAATGGAAAATACATCAGACAAATTTGTAACTGTTGACGATTTTAATAAGTACACTGAATATGTTAAAAATACATTAGACGGTGTTAAGGAATCTGCAAACTCTAATAACGATGAGTTAATTGAAAAGCTAGTTAAATATACTGAGCATATTGCAGAGAAAGTAAATCAGGTTACTGATTATACTGAATACTTATCCGAAAATCTTGACAAGAGCATATCTCACTCTGACTACTTAGCAGAGAATATCGACAAAATTAAAAATTATGCTTCTTATTTAGGAGAAGAGCTAGATAGTTCTATTCAATATACTGAGCATGTTGCTGAGCAAGCAGATAAAGGAATTGCATATTCTAATTATTTAGGCGAAAGTTTAGATAAAGGAATTAAGTATTCTGAATATATCGCTGAAAAGGTTGATCAAAATATTGCATATTCAGAATACCTTGGTGAAAATGTAGACAAGAGTATTAAATATTCTGAATACATTGCAGAAAATGTAGCTGTTGCTAATTCTGAATCTATTAATGAATCTACTGTTAATGAATATGGCAAAATGAAAGAAGGCTATACTCCAACAATGGAAGAAGTTAAAAAATGTTGTGATGAAGGTAAAACTTATGAAGCAATCTGTGAAATGTATCCTGATGCTGATAAAGGTAAAATAAAAGAAATGTGTGATGCATGTATGCACAAAGAATCTAAATCTTATAAAGATTCCATTAGCGAAAAATTAGAAAGTTTAATTTCTAAAGCAGAAGCTAAGAATGTATCTGAAATGCACTTTATGAATTTCTTATCAGAATCTAAAAAGAATGAATTTGATTCTTTATCAGAAGACAAAAGAGGTTTAATAGTTGAATCAATGAATAAAGATTCTATTATGTCAACTGTACAAGCTGAAAATGTTTGGGAATCATGTTTTATAGTAGAAAGAAAGGCAATTAATTTTATTGATGATATGCCATCAAAATATGCTGACAAATGGCATTCTCTTTCTGAATCAAGAAAAGAACAAATTATTGCTGAATCTAAATTCCATTCTTTAAGTACTCCTTATGCTATTAATAACTTTTGGCAAACAAGAGATCTTAGAGATACTCAAATGAATTTAGAATCACTAAATGAAAATAAAACTGCTGCTGAAGCTGCTCAAGAAAAGAAAGAGCCATTATTAAATGAAAGCTACCAAGCAGATTTAATCCAAAAAATGAAATTCAGATTAAATAGATAATCATTTAATCTAAAAGATATAATCGAATAGTCAAGAAGAAAAGGACTCAGGCGATTAGAAACGGAATATTAATAGTATTCCACAAAATGCGAAAAATAATTTTAAATAATGTACGCAAATCAATTAATCAACGAGGCTGAGGTTCAAAAGACTTGGGGACCTGTTATTGAGGAAAGTACTGGAATTACTGAAAAGTCTAAGTTATCTTGGATGTCTAAGTACTGCCATTACCATAATCTTAATGAGAGTGTTTACAATACTGTACACCTTAACCCGAACATGAATGTTCAAAGTATGGGTAACGCAACGTTACCTGGAAACCCTGGAAGTATGAATAACTTCGCAGGACAAGCAACTGGATCTGGTGACAGACCTTTTTCTTTGTTACCACTTGCAATGCAAGTAGCAGCTCAGACTGTAGGTTTAGACTTAGTACCTGTTGTACCAATGCAAGGCCCTATGGGAGTATTAACTTACTTAGACTTTGTATACGGTGGAGGTAGAGATAATGGAGCTCCTGCTTCATCTACTGCTGCTGGTGCTGTTGGACCTGGCGTTGGAGCTGGTGCTCCTGATGTACAAGGTTCTCCGCTATTAATCAAATGTTCTGCTATACCAACTGTTGTTGCTGCTGGAACTGATGGTTTTGCTGTGAATGATGTTATCTATGCTGCATCTGCTGCTAACTTAGCTGCTGGTGATGCAACATGTTCATACGAATTAACGTATGTAGGTAGATCAAGAATAGACGGTTTACAAATCTTTAGAGTAAGAGCCTATAATGGTGCTTTAGCTGCTTCAGGTTTTGCTGGACTATTTAACAACTATACTCAAGGTGGTGAAAACGCTGGAGAAGCAATTTATTCTGCAATCTCTGACGGTATTAACTTCTACGGTAATGCTGCTGTTGTTGGAACAACTCCGTTCCCGGTACTAGCTGCTGGTGCTGCTCCTGTTACAGGTGCTGCTGGTTTAGTTGCTCAAGGAGCGTTTAGAGCTGCTAATGCAGGTGGTGTTCAATTGAGTTATGTATCTGCTTTAGAAGATCACATTAGTGGTTTTTCTGGTAATGCATTCCAACCTGAGAATAACCCAGGACCTGCTGTTGGTGGACCACAATTCACTAACCAGAATATTAATGGTACTGATCCTTACCTTAGAGGTGTAGGTGAATCTACTGTTGATAACTTAATGGGATTAACTTTATTCAACAAATCTGTTGCCGCTGATACTTTCCAAGTAGCTGCTGGTGTAACTAGAGAACAAGTTCAAGATCTGAAGCAATTCGGTATTGATGCTGTAGCTCAAGTTGAAGCAGTATTAGTAAATGAGTTAACTCAATCTATTAACAGATATATCTTAGATAGAATCTTCAGAAACGGTGTAACTAACGCTGTTAATGTTGCTGCTGTAAATGGTACTGTATTATCAGAGCAATTTGATACTGCTAACCCTGCTGCTGCAAATGCTGCCCTACCTTTAGGACCTAACAATACAACTAACGGTATCGCTACTGTTGCTGTTGGTGGTGCTACTGTTTTAGGTGGTGGTTCTACTCAAGGAACATTACAACGTAGAATTTACACTAAGATTCTTGCTGCAAGTAACTTAATTGCTACTAGAGGAAGAAGAGGACCTGCAACGTTTGCAGTAACAGGTGGAGAAATGGCAACTGCTCTTCAATCTGTAGCTGGTTTCGTAGCATACCCGTTATCTAATACAGTTAACCAAGCTGGTGGATCTTTATATCCAATCGGTGCAATTGCTGGGGTAACAATCTATGTAGATCCTAACAGAGCTTTTAATGACTATACAATCTGTGTAGGAAGAAAAGGTGATGGTAATTCTCCTGGACTAGTATTTATGCCTTACTTAATGGCTGAATCAGTAGAAACAATCGCAGAAGGAACTATGGCTCCTAAAATCGCGGTTAAATCTAGATTCGCTTTAGTAGACGCTGGATTCAATCCTGAATTAATGTATTACACAATGAACTTTACGTTCATCAACGGGGCTAATATTATCTAATATAAACCTACTGTAATATTTTTATATAGAAAGCCACTCTTCGGAGTGGCTTTTTTGTTCTTACATCTCTAATATATAAAAAAATCAAATAATATAATGGCAAAGTTAAAAACATATAGCGAATTTGTTAATGAA